TTTCATGCCCCAGTCATTCCATTCTTTGAGATGACCCCAAATATCTTTCAATAACTTCATATTACCTCCTTATTAACATTTTTTACCTTTTTTAAGGCCACCCTTACGATAACCTTTTACCTTTCCACCCTTCTTGTATCCGTCCATATTGACTTTCTCTCCTGTTGTACGGGCATGCTTCTGTGCCTGCTGCACTCCAGCTGAAGTGTATGGAAATTTTTTCTTACCTACCTGCGGCATTTGCTATTCCTCCTTTATGTTTTGCATTAGTGTATTGTTGGTTTCTCCATATGGGGAAAAGCATGTAAAATCTCCTCCTGTATCATGAAACTATCAGCCACCGTTGCAAACATTCTTGCCGTATCCTCAGGGCCCAATGCCCTAATATACATGTTTCGCGAAACAGCCAACATGGCACCACATACCTGCAAATAATCCTCCTCTGAATGTATCTCACTAGCAGCGAGATCCTCCACTTTTTGCATGACTGAACTAAGTTTGTCCAGTTGTTTTTTTATTTTGTCCATTTGATCGTGAGCGCGCATTTTCCTGTGCTATCCTTTCAGCCGTCTGGTTTTTCATGGCCTCTCTTGTAGCTGCCATATTCTCTTTTAGAAGAGCCATTGCCTCCACTGAATCTTCCTTATTAACATCTGCTGAAGCTTTCATCAAGTCAATACTTGTTTCCGCCTCCAGCTTATCTCTTTCAAGATCAAGTTTTTCAGAGTCCACCATCATGTCCTTCTTCATCTGCATTTGTGACTGCATTGCTTTCAGGTCAATTTCTTGCTGTTTAAGTTTAACAAGTGGATCTTGCTGTTCACGGCTTATTCTAGCTTCCTCATCCTGTGCCAATTGCTTGGTCATTTGGGCTTCTATTTTAGCCTGCTCAGACGCCTGTTGGTTAATTAGTTGATCCTGTTGCTGTTTCATTTGTTGCATCGCTTGCGGGTTTTGCTGTGCCTGTTGCATTTGTTGTTGCAACTGCTCAAACTGCGGCTTGAATTTTTCCTGTACTTGCTGTCCTGCAATCAATGAAATATGCTCTGACACGTGTGCCTGTAACATTGCATACAACTGCGGATTAATCTGTACCATACGCGTAAACATGAATTCAGCGTGTGCTTCTGCATGTGCCATGTGGTTCTGCATAGGAAACGCCTTAGGATTTGTTCCACGCATTGCACCGGCATTTTCCATTGCTGGACTCATAGGTTCCGGCATTTCCGGATCCGGTTTTAATATTGAATCAACATTATCCACACCCATCGCGTCATACATTCTTCTGTATGCTTCACGCAAGTTATGTAGTTGCGGTGCAGCTGTTGCTAATTGCAATTGCTGCTGTGCCAATGTAACACGTTGTGCCATGGAGAATATATTTGGATCCGATACGGGAATAATGTCCACACGTTCATCAAAATCAGTTTGTTTAATCATTTGGTTTCCACCCACAACCATGTAAGGATATTGTGGTGGAAGATAAATCTGAAATACTTTTGCAAGCATTTTAAATTCCATTCGTTGTGCACAATGCAATCTTTTATGAATTGCACTCATCACCTTGGTTCCACGCTCAATTAATGCAAGCGTCGTTCCAACGGGATTCTGTTCATTTCCTTCACCCATCTTCATGTCCGCAATCGCTGCGAAAGATTTTCCTGCATCAACCGCGAAACCTAATAATTGAAATAAAGTTCCACTGGGTTCCTTGTAAGGAAGAGGCAACAATGATTCCTTGATGGAAGTACCTGTTACATCCACATCACGAAATTCCCCTGGTTGCAATGGCTCATCCTGATCACGTATGCGCATGCCACGTGCCTTGAAACCTGCTGGTAGGTTCGCGAGTGTGCCAGCATCAATTAACTGCCGCAAAACACTTGTTGCTGTTCGCGATAACCCACCTAGCATGTGTATTAGACCAAATCCATATAGGCCTAGTCCTGGGAGGAACTTGTAGTGTACAAAATAATCATTCTTTGCGAAATTTGGATCTTTATCTTTCCAGTTTCTTCTTATGGATAAAATTTCTCGTGAGTACTGGTCAATTGAAACTATATATGGAAGCTTAACGCCTGTTTCATCTTCGAATCCTGGAACGTCCGCATTGACATGCATTTCCAGTATGACATGCTCTTCGTCGTTGGATCCGTAACTTTTCTCTGATCCTTCCAGTTCATTAACCTTGTCCACAACATCGTTGGAATCAATCTGTCCTGTTGGGAGTTCAATGTCACGGTAGAATTTTCCTAGCTGCTGTTTTCTTATATCATTTCCACTTGTCTTGATTATGTGCGTTACGCGGTCAGCACTGGCAATATCCGTCGCCATGTAATTAATGACCAAGTCCTCACCAGCAATGAATTTTGCAACAGCACGCTTTAACAAGCTGTCATAATAAATTTTCTTAAACGCTGATCCAGCCAACGGAAGATAGAACAGTAACTGATCCATGTCAGCATCATATTCACTCATAACATCCGTTATCTGGTAATTCATGAAATCCTTGACACGTTTAGCCTGGTCCTCCACTTCCGGGGTGGATAATCCTATAACTTGGGTACGAACGGGGCCGCTTGGGGGGAGAAGTTCCTTATACGCTTGGGCTTGAAACTGTGTAACAGATTCAGCGAGTAAGGGGTGTACGACCCCGGATGCACCTTCGAACGGTTGTGTGCGGTCTTCATACTTGAAGCCCAGCATATCAAGGCCTTTGATATAGGTATCTTCCCAATCTTTCCTTGAATCACGATCCGATTCGAATTCTGCAAGTAAGTCCGATGAGAACTTACCTAAATCACCATCCTCAATAAAGTCTGCCAAATTGGCATCATGGGGAATGTTTGATGTATCCATTGGAGCGTTTGGATCAAGATTGACCTCTGCTCCACCGTCTTCCATTAATTCTACGTCTGATTCAAAATTAACGCCTTTATCCGGCTCCAATTGTACTTCTTCACCAGTAGGTTCTATTTCGAGCGCGCCCGTAAGTGCCTCTAAAGCTTTGTCTATGTTGTTTTTATTATCAGCCATTTACAGCTATTCCCCCTCTCTTGTATGCAGGTAGGCCGCGTGCGACATTGAATTTTGCTTTATCATCTAGCCAAATCATTGGAACTTCCCATCCTCTACCTTTGTCGTCTATTATAGATGTTTTTAAATATTTTGCACCACTTTTCTTTGCCACTTTTTTCATGGCACCTTCCGCCATTGGTCCGTACGCCACAACGTTTCCGCCATAGTCCGTATTTCCTGGTGAAAGACTTCTGTTCTTGATCGCGGAACTTGATATGGTTACGCCGTCATAGCCGCCTTCCTGCGCCACTTTTTCTGCGTATTTCATTACAAATTCGTTATAGTCCTCCGTCTTGCTGTATGGTCCTTGCGCAACACCACTATGGTCTCCTGTAGCCATTTTAGCTTTCTTGTCTTGAATCATTTTTCTTACCTTCGCACGTTCCTTGTTAAGCCGCACCAATCTTATCTGTGTCGCTTTTGTCTGCGGCATCGCGGCCAAGTCTTCAATCTTGGAAGCAAGCAACGCCAAATGCTGTTCATTTGCCTTATCCACTGTCTCCACAATCATATCACCACGTGGTGCATATTTTGATTGCTTCAATGTGCCTGGAACTGGAGGTTTTCCTTCCTTTTCCATTCTTCTAACGGATCTCATGGCGGAATTTATTTTTTGGTGCATGTCAGACTGTATTTCCTCTATGTGCAATATTCTTCTTCCAAACTCATCCGTCCTATCGGAGGTACGCATATGAACGAATCCTCCCATCTGATCTTTGTCGCTTAAACTTGAGAAATGGTCCGCACCAAGTTTTGAATATCGTGTCATAGGTTCCGTTTCACGAAGCGATCCTGCTGGATGCTTGTACTTGAAAAGGAATTCACGGTAATTCTGTCCGCCACCCAGCGTCTGCTGTCCACTATATTGAACCTCTTTTGCGTACTTCTTGAATCCAGCCGTTCTTGCCCCTGAGAGCTGCGCAATCTCCTGCAGGACCTTTTTAAGTTCAAACGGAAATTTCTTTGGAAATCCTTCCATAATGGAGTTGGCAACGCCAAAATTATTAAATGTGGAATCCTCAATCACCTTGATGATCCGCATGATCTCATCCGTGTTGTTGTTCGCCAACGCTTCCTTTAATGGAAATCCTTGGTCCTTTACTGTCTTCAGCACGTTCTTAACTGGCCCTTCACGGTATGGCTGAAGATCCATTTTGGACATCTTTCCGTAAAATTTTCCACCCTCACTTATTTTGCTTCCAAGCACGGTAACATCAAGTTCCGGTGCCAGCTTTGTGTCAAAGTCATCCACTAGTTGCGCCTTGCTCATTGTATTATTCCCTATCTTTGAAAGATGAGGTGCTAGTCCTGTGTCATTCAGTTCCATGTGCTTTACGATTGGAAATCCTTTTGGGTTCAAAATTCCGTGCTTTGGTAGCTGTAAATACTGCAGCCACTGCTTTCCAGTCATGGCCTCGGACGGCGCATGAATAATCTTTTCCCTTGAGCCCCAGAACATTGCACCTGGTTTCTCCGGCGGTAGTTCTTTGCCTACCATGCCAAGGTCCACTTCCGGTGCGCCTTCGCTTACACCTGCTTTTGTCTTAGGTGGTCGTTTTCCAAAAATCTTGAATGTTGAGGCGTCCTGTGTTCTAAAACCTTTTACCATTTCTTTTAAAGCACCTTGTGCTTCTTCAAGAGTTTTAAAATCTCTGTCTAATATTCTTGCACCACTTTCACTTGTTATTGTATATGGTCCTTTTGGCGGTGTATATAAATCTGCTCTTATTGTTGACAGGTCTGGTCCCTTTCCAGTGATTCCAGTGATCTTGGGTGCGTACTTGCTCAGTTTTCCCATGACCTTTGGTGCAAAGAGCTTCACTAGTCCGCCACCTTGAAATTTTTGCGGTGATGCTTTTATTGTCGCCACGGCGTCAGCGACGCTGAATTTTTTTGCCAGTCCACCCCTGTTATAAAATCCCATTACTTTATTAAAATAATCACCTGTTTCCCTGGTATCTTCTGGTCCATATCTTAATAAAGCTTCATAATAAGGATCTGATCCATATTTCATTTTATCACGATTCTTTGAGTAATAATCAACCATTCCTTGTAAATATCTTTTTGAAGCCTGTTTTTGAAGAGCTTCATCTTTCCATGTATTCTCCCAGTTCTTCCATCTGGGAACACCATATCCTGTCGCGGCCAATCTATCATGTTCATAAGTAGATTTATCAGCACGTTCCATATGCAGTCCTCTTGTAAAATTCTCTCTTGAAAGTCCATATGTTCCATAATTACCAGTTGGGCTTATGTATTCATTACGAGGTCCTAAATTACGACTTTTCATATATGCTGGAGCTGTCTCCGCCATACCTACTGCATCAACTAATTTATCAATATCCATCTTTCTTGCCTGTGGATAATCACGCATGCTCGTTCCACCACGGTAGTATCCATGTATGCTTCCGGCGCGAAACTGCTCTTCCCAGTCCAGCATCTTGTTTTCCTGGTGAACATCAAGAGTTTTTTGCATCTTATTAATACCTTCTTTCACTTCCTTTGACATTGGCTTATTAAGCATTTTCCTCATCTTCTCCACGGTTCCGAACACATTACCAGAAGGGGTGAAAGAGTCAACATAGCTTTTAAACATGTCTGAATATGAGTTGTCCAGTCCTGATACCGACCATTCATCAATATCCAATCCTTTTACCCCTTTGGGGTCTGCTTTATAAAATCCCATCTCCTTTGCGAGCTTCTTCTTGTCCGTGGTCATGACGTACTCAATCCAGTCATCCTTCGCTATATCTTCGCCACCTGCTTCCATGTGCCAGTTGTCGTCAACGAACCTTGTTTCCTTGTTGATCTTGTCAATGACAACGTGCTGGTCGTTGCCGTGGTCATAAGCCTGGTTCTTCCACGTTATGGTTGTCTCTCCTGGTTCCTCTCTCAGTACGATATCGTCCCAAAAATCATCCGCCTTTCCGGCAATTTTGTCCGCCTCCACCATATCGCTTGACTTAACCCTGAAGTGTGTTTCCGTTCCCGTCTTACCGCCGTACAGCTTGAGCTTATTCGATCCAATTTTAGCGACAGACGCATTGTTTCCAAGTCTAGCAAAATCAACGGCAGCTGTATGTAAAGGTGCACTCTTCAACGCTGAAAGCATTCCGTTCACCCACGGTGGGGCAAATGACAGTGCCGCTTTCTTCGCTGCGGGTGCCGCAAGCTTCATTGCCGATTTTGGAATTGCTACGGCAGCGGCCGTTGCGCCTACGCCCTTCATGAACTTTCTTCTTGACATCATTCCCAGGCTCTCGCCTAAAAGCTTCTTGATCAGCCCGCCTCCGGCATAGCTGTTGACTATTCCGCCTTGGGCCAAAGAATATCTATCTATTAATGGATCATGGTATTTAAACCCCTCTTCCGTTCTTTTACCAAGAGTACCAAGATAATCGTCTATTCTAGGTTGAATGTTTGCTCTCGCGGCCTTATTCAGGCTTTCCGGTCCATAAAAAACATTTTTCACGTCCATTCCCTTTGTCCAATCGGCCACTGCGGGTATTTCATGGCTTATTTGCGGTCTGTCGACTTCTTTAAGAATACCGGCTTCTATCGCTCGTGATATCTCCGGATTTTGTTTCGCTCGTTTACTGATAAGTTTTCCCCATTCAGAATTGTCCATTTGTCTTATTATGTGCTCTATTATCGCATCTTCTGGTATTCCGTCTCTCTTACCATAAAAAATTGTCCTTCCAATTTGAACTCTCAGATTTGAATGAGAATACACCCCCTTGTCAGTGAATTCATCTATGGCCCTGAACAAGGCAGTCATCTTACTTAAATTTTCTTCGCTCAATGTAGTAAACTGGTTTCCAAACTTAGAAGCAGAGATGGGATCATCCATTTCATCATAGAATTTATAGTGTCTTCCCACTTGAAGGTACTTAGCTTTCTCTCCCAATCTTTCCCTCAGAATTCTTTTTCTCTGTGAACTTACGTTTCTTTTAATGTCGGGATGAGCCTCCATTTCTTTTATGGTCATTCTTTGCAATGACTTGGTATCCATGTCTTTTAGGGTACCCATGATAAGCTTGTTTTTTGCTTCCGCCGCTGAAGAAATAGTTTTTGCCTTAGCAACCCCCTTAACTTCTCTTTCTCCAATCGCGGCTAGACGTCTTTCTTCCACAACCTTTGGGACAAGTCCGGTAAGCATCCTTCCTGTTTCAGGATTAGGTCTAAGAACTTTTGTTAATTCGTCCGCCTTGTATGTAGCCCCCTTGTATTTATAAAGTCCCCTGCTGGCTCTTTGGGCGAATAATTTTAATAATGTTTTGGCTACCATCTACCCACCGCTATCGCGCATCCACCTTTTGGCCCAATCGAATCTTTTGTCCTCCAGCCTTTCCGCGTTTCTCATGATTCCTTCATCGGCTTTTCTTGATGGCTT